AAATGCTTTGATGGACCTGCAAGCATAAGCAAGCCAGGTGTCAAACCACCGTCTACACGACCAGACAATGCTACGTTTACCATAGGCACAGGTGTCGGTGACATTTCTTTCTTACCATAGACTTTAGAATCCATGATAGATGCTGTTAATTTAACTGTCGAATTTCTCGCCAGCTTCTCCATTAATGATGACATAATTTACTCCTCTATTATATATTTTCGTCTGACTAGTATAACATCAATCGTTATAAATGTCAAACAATTTCTTTTCAAATTGTTCAATTTTATCTGTGCGGTTTGGCCAGAGGATGTACTCTTTCTCTGGATTTGCCTTAAGGTTGTTGAGCAGTGGCGTGATTGCATTGTAAAGTCTATCAAGCTTACCCTGTGCATCCTCTGCTGTGTGATTCAGATCAGTTAGATCCGAGTGTGCTTTTTGAACTACTTCCAGTTCTGTTTCATCAACGGCAGTAAAACCGAAGTCAAATATATCGTCTGTCATGAGAAAAAACCCTCCAATGAGTTTATGTATTCTAGTTCCCAGTTGATGGCATCTGATACCAACTTCAAGGGTTCTTTGAACGTCTTGTTAAATTGCGTTTCATAATCTACATATTGATGCAGTCCGAACTCTTCTGGTAGGAACTGTGCAAATGATATAACATTCTCCATAATTGGATTAGGCATTTTCATGTAACAGAACTTCACTTTAGTACCATTCTTGATCTCTTCAGTATTCAACTTCGCTTTCTTTAGTTGCTCATTATATAGTAATGCGCCACGAACATGAATTGGTGTGCCACTTTTATAAGTAATGTGCTTATCTTTCCACTTAGCAATGTCGCTCACGCCACGAGGAAACGAAACGTCTTCTGGTGGTAAAGTCTTAAACTCTTCGAAGAACTCTGCTACGAACTTCTGTAGTTCTGCTTCAGTAGAGTTCAACATCAACTTGTATGCCTTAACAAACTTGTCACGTACAACTTGAGGCGTAGAAGACTTAACAGCTTCGATGCCCATCACTTTAAGTTTTGGCTCTGCGTACTGCACACCTTCGTTATTATGAACGTTCAAGATGTAACGCTTCTTAGCCATCCATATGCCCTTATCAGCAATAGCCTCTCGTGCCATAACCATACGATTTTCAAAAGCATTCATTTGCGTGAACATTCTATCATAGGCTTTAGCTAGAATAGGAACGATCTTTTGCTCACAAGCTTGGTCGATAAACTTTACTGGATCTTTAGGATTAACAGCATTGACCAGAGGCTCCATGTTCACGTATAACGAATCAGTGTCCATAGCAATCACGTAGTCTTTATCATCAGATTTGAGAATAACATTCATCGCATCATTCATAGCTTGTTCAGCCCACTTAATAGCCAACTGACCAGACAGTGTAATACCCTCAGCAATACGCATATCAAAGTAACGGAAGTACTGATTGCCTAACGCACCATAAAGTGAGTTAAGTAAAATCTTAATAGCCATTTGCGTATTCTCAAGTCTATTTATCTCTCGACTGAGTTCTGGAGTCTTGTTCTTCTCATAATCTTGCATTAAAACGAGCATGCCACGTTTGACTTCTTTACGCTCATTGTACAGACCAATAATGATTTCAGGCAATACACCACGCTTGTCGTTACGATACATAGAACCGTTTACTGCTACCGATACGTTTCTTTCACGCAATTCATCATCGATGCCATTCTTCATGTAATACTCGACACCACTTGCTGTGAAATCACCAGGATCATTGAGCAAAGTTTCGGGTGACATATTGTACTGAACAATCAAGTTTGGATATAGAGAGTTGAGGTCGAATGATGTTACCCACTTGCTCATGCCGACATGTGGATCTTTTACATAGCCACCAGGATATGACTCTTTGTGTTTACGTGCAGAAGGTGGTACAGCGATCTTTCGCTCATTCAAATATCGATAAATGATAGAGTCCCAGATAGAAGTCGTACCAAACGTCTCCATGTAGTTCACACCACCCTTGTAAGCTACGATCAAAGCTAAGTCCATAAGACCTGTCTGCTTGTCGATTTGATCTACAACTTGAACATCTCGAATATTGTAGTCAATAAACTTCTGGTGATTGTGTTTGTATAAAGTGTGAAGGCTACCATATTCTGCATATGAAAGCTTCTTCTTGCCTAAGACAACTGAGGCAATGTGATCTAAAGTATAAGATGCTTGTGTACCATAAGAGTAGCCAAACTTAGTGAATAGATCATAGTAATCCATTTGCTGGACACCATACATCTCGTATGCATCTAAGTTCTTACCCTTGACGTTAATTTGACGGTGCTTCACAACACCAAATGGTGAGAACTTCTTGACTACATCATTACCTAGAATCTTCGTTGTTCGATTGATCATATAAGGTATGTCAAAGAAACGTAAGTTCCAACCAGTGATAATATCAGGACAGTTGTGTGACCAGAATGTTAAGAATTTCAACATAAGGTCATCTTCGCTAGTGCAATGGCGATACTGGATCATAGCGCCATCTAGTTCTAGTTCAGACTTCGAGGCATCATAATCACCAAGACCCCACACATGAAATACATTATGCAGACTGCTCTTATAGGCAATAGATATGATTGGATAATTAGCAACGTCTGGCTCTGGGAAACCCTCATCAGACATAACCTCGATATCGATGTTGCCAACTTCGATCTTCTTTAGACTGTATGGTACGATACCGGGAAACTTCTCAGCGATAAACTGTGCAACGAAGTTGTTGTTGCCGTGTATTTTGAAATTATCAATACCTTCATACTTTTTAACAAACTCAGTCGCTTCGCTCATAGAGTCGATCTCTATAGGCTCAACATTAGTGCCGTCAAATGCTTTCCAACCACTGGTGGCTGGCTTGTTAGATTGTAGATACATAGTAGGCTTGAAGGGGATCTTGGTCTGAAACCGTTCACCATTATCATCATAACCACGATATAGAATCTTGTTGCCGTAGCGATTAACACAAGTGTAAAAACTCAATTTATTACCTCATTTTGTATGTTATAGTTTACATTGTACAGTATAAGAAACAAAAAGTCAAGTAAATTAGTCAGTACGTTCACCCGTCCCATAATCTACAACTACTGGAAAACGTGGTACACCATCAGGCGTTAAGCCAAAGTATCTCAGTGTTGCCCACGTAGGAGACACTTGAGAATCCCAAAGTGCTTTAAGGACGTCTTGTTTGCCTCTAACACCAGAACCACACGTCTCACCATTTGGCATACGTAGGATAAAACGCTTCGTATGTCCATGCCAGTTACCCTGTCCTTGCTCCATAGAAACGACTTCGTATTCTTCAGTGATAAACTCTTTACGCTTCAGTAATCCATTACTGCGTTTGTTCTCATACACGATGTCGTTACGCACCATCTGACCTTCATAACCATCAGTCATGTATTGTCCATACATGGCATCAAGCGATTCTTGATCTGGGCAGTAAGTAGTGGGAACTAGTTGAGTGCATCCCTCTGATTTGATAATTGCCTCTAGTACATGAGTACGTTGTGCGAAAAGAAGATTGGGAGTAACACTGCTAAACATATCGTACACATGATATTCTACCATCTTCTCTGCTTCAAGAATATCTTCAGGCGTAGACTTACTTTTACGAACAAGGCTAGTGATCTTATTGAAGTCCTCTTTCAAGTCATGGTTGTACAACTCTCCGTCTAGAACGATATCAGGACTATTCTCTACGATAGACCTAACTGATTCCCAGATGTGTGGACAGCTATTGATTGGTTTGCCTTGACGTGTCCATAGACCATTCTTATCAGCAAGACAGCGAATACCGTCTAACTTAGGCTGACTGAATCCCTCAGATTGATGACGCTTTGTGTAGTCGCCAGCAAGCATGGGCTTGAATCGTTCGTAGGAATCTACGTCTTCTATTTTTGGGAAGTACTCTTTCTCTGCCTTCTTGTCCCAATTCGCTTGGGCTTCTGATTCGGCTTGAGTACGTGATGTCGTGCCATTGATTTTGCCGACATTCTTAGGTTCGCTGATTTTCCATCCAGAGGTAACTAACTTACCTTCTTGCAATCCAGCTATTGATCTGGTTCCAAATAGGTCTTCAGTATTAGTAGGAAAACCATGTTCGACTAGCCCAACTTCTATAGTCAGTACTCGTATCTTACCTTTACTATCACGTTTGTAGAGGGTGGGTAGGCTTTGTACAGTTTGCATAATATAGTCTCTCACAATTAATCATTTGATGTATACATTATAGCACGGTTTAGTGCCATTGTCAAGTCTTAAAACTGAAAAACGGTGGTCTAGATTAGTCCACCGCTGGTGTCATGGATCTTATGCTAGTGTTGATAGACAACTAGCTATTACAAAGGTGGACATCGCTAACAATGATAATTGAGATATCATGTCGCAGAATTCACCATCGCAACTCTTAATGAAAGAGATTGCATTCTTCATCAGTTTTTATACTCCTATGGAAGAAGTTAATATTAAGGTGAGAGCCGAAGCTCCCACCCGTGTCATTACTCTGTGAGTAGTTCTTTTGTATCTACCCCTTTAAAGGACTTATTGATCACAATCTTCTGTGCTTTTTTATCCTCTGGGATGACATCTTCTAACAAAATTCTCAGCATTCCATTACTGAGTGCGGCATCTTTAACTACCACTGTTTCGGCTAGAGTAAACGTTCTTTCAAACGCTCTTGCGGCAATGCCTTTATGAAGGTATTCCTTCTCATCGGTATCGCTAACACTGCCGACTATTGTCAACACACTTTCTTTTACATGGATATCAATGTCATCGTCAGTGAAACCTGCGATAGCCATTTCGACCATGAAAGTAGTATCACTTTCTTTCGTGATATTATAAGGCGGGTATGTGACAGTTTTAGCCGTAGCTGAGTGCATCTGTTCGATGCGATTAAAGATTCGATCAAATCCAACTGTCGTGAATGGATCATATTTTGTTTGCATGTAAGTCATTATAGACCTCCTGTTAAGCAAGGGTTAAAGTTATGAGCCCTCGAAAGCGACTCACTTTTATTTATATAAATTAGTTATGACTTTTATCAATAAACTCAAAAAAGATCATTACTTTTTTGCATAGAGTTTATAAAGAGGAGTTATGACCTTTTCAGTTCCCACTTTATATTAAGTAGACTGTAAGCAAGTCTTCGAAGCAACGAAGGCTTATTGTCTAATTGCAAAAGCATGTACTCTGGTTGTGGAGTGATATAACCTATCGTTCCACCGTAAGCACTAAAAGAAAAGTCTTGAATACATATCACGGAGTTAGAAGTGGCTATGTAATCTAGATGTAAAGGTAACTGCTCCTTCTCTATCATGATGCTATATATTTGATTCCTAACCAGTTTGCTATTTTAGTTTTAATCCAAGTCTGCCTCTCTTGACGAATATGTAGTCCATTATCAGTCACTTGTAACTGCATCACACTCAATCCAGAGTTTGTGGTACCAGTTATGGACAGTTGCGAATTGGTGCTTAATCCATCGAACAAATCGGTTTGGCAGTATAGGCTCTTTGGGTCATATGGAAAGTCAAACGATAGTTGCTCTGGATCTATATCATAGAATCTAAAACTTAGTTGGTCTTTATTGTACATATGGTCTTTATTGTACATATCTAAACTCCCGTTGAACCAAATCCGCCTTCACGATCAGTCTTAGGCTCTGGCTCTACATCAACTACAGTGAATTCCAGTTGCGCTTTCTGATCTACAACTTCACCTTGAGCAACCCGCATGCCGTCAAGAATTGCGAATGGATCGCTAGAGATGTTATATAGCATAACGAATGTTTGGTTAGTATAGTCTG